TAATAAAAATACTTTAATTTTAATTAATAATTAATAAAAATTAAAGTATGTTTCAGAAGGGGGGTTAAAGAGATAGTAATATATAACAATGTGAAGACCATTTATTATTACTATTTAAACAAGATTTAATAACATTTTTTGTTTCTATGGATAGAACTTTACACATTCTTTTTAATATTTGATTTGCTAATTTTTTAGATTTTATCATTTGTGACCAATTTCGAAAATAAAAATATTCTTTAAAAATATTAATATTATCATCAATATATTTTTTAATTAAATTATTTTGATAAATATTACTATCAATTAAATAATTATTATCTTCAATATTATCACATATTAAATTAAGATAATCTAAAAATATTTTATAATGCTCTGAATCTGTATTAATTAATTTATCTCTCGTTTTTTCATAAGCATTATATACTATATATATATAATAGAAAAAATATCTTTAAATACTTTTTTATTAATACTTATATTGTTCTTGTTTATAAGTAATATTTGTCTGGGGTTTAATGTCTAATTTTTCAAAAAACCAAAAATATTGATATCCAAACCAACTATTAACTTTAAAAATATATAAATCAGTAGGAAAAAAATTATAATCTTCTAATTTTTTAAGTCTCGGGGGGGTGATTGTTAAATTATTAACTAATATCCCAAAACCTTTTAGATGTTTCATTTTAATTATTTTATTTATTATATCAGTCATTATACTATAAGGGGGATTAGTAATAATATAATCGGTTTCAATATCATCATCAATCTCAAAAAAATCTAATCCTAAATCTATCTCAGTATATGATTTAGGATTCTCACCAAATAAATTATAAAATACACCTGTGCCATAAAATGGTTCGTATAAATGGTCTGTTTCTGTTATTTTATATTTTATCTTATTCATACAATCTTCAGCAACTTCTTTAGGAGTATATACTTTATCTTTATCTTTATTTTTATTATTTTTAATCTTATTGCTTATTTGAGAATTCATTTATATATTAATACAAGAAAAAAATTTATTAATACTTTCATATCTTATTTATTATTTTTATATTAAATCTTTTTTCAATATCTTTTATACTCTCTGTTAATGTCGGTTTATTCCATAAAATCCATCTGCTCCAAAATCCTGCTGTATGAATGCCCGATTTATTCCAATTTTCTCTAACTTTATGTCTTGCTATATAATTCTGCCTTTCTTTTTCTGTTCTACCATCAATAAATGTTTTCCCCCCTTTTAAACCGAAATGATGTTTATGACCTAAATCGTCCATAAGTAAAACAAATCTTTTATCATCTCTTTTTGATTTTTTTAATGTATATGTATTCATTATATTTATAAAAGATATTTTTTAAATTACAAATACAGAGAAAAAATTTACATTTAGGACATACCTTTTTAAATAAATTTATCATAATTATATGTCATATATTAAATTTCTATAAAGTTTATAATTTTTCCCATTCTATCCTTTTATTTTTTTGTTTTATCTCATATGCTTTTTTTAATTCTTTTTTACTAAAATCTTGTGCAAGTTTAGGAGTATCTTTATTAACTTTTACAGATGGACGACAAATTGACTTTCCTTTTTGTTTATCTGCTCTCTCTCCACATTCAAATTTTTTTATATTATTAGTTAAACCCTCTACATAAGGACTTAAATTAATCCATTTTTCTCTTCTCCATATATCTAAATTATCCTTTTTATCACTCTTTACCTTTCCACCTGCTTTTTCATATTCTTTATTAATATACATACTTTTATAAGCACTATTACCATCAAAAATTTTATCTGCTTTTTTCTTAATTTTATTATGTAATTTTTTATCTAAATATTTATCCACCATATACTAATTATTAGATTTATTTTTTTTAAGATAATATCTATCTAACATTTTCTTTTTTTTATCTTCTCTATTATTAGAATAATATTCTTTTTGATATAATTTAATTTTGTCTTTATTATTTTGATAATAAGTTTTTCTATAATTATTAATATTTTCTACCTTCATCAATAATTGACCAAAATATTCTGCCTCCTTTTCATTTAATTTAGGTAATATCTCATTTTGTATTTCCATTATATTATATATTAAGAAAATATTTTTTTTTCTAAAAATTAACAATAACTTTTTTATTTTCATATTTTATAGTTTTTAATGGTTTATTTTTTTCTCGTTGTAATTTTCTAATATATTTTCCTCTTTCATTTTCAATAATTTCTTCTGCTCTTTTCTGTTTTTTCAATTCTTTTTTAATTATTATTTTTTCATATTTATCTAATTTTACTTTTCCAGTTAAATCTCTTTTAACAAAAAAATAACTCATATCTTCTATAAATGGTATATTACTATAATTTTTTATATACCAATTCATACCTTCAATATAATTATTAGTTAAATACCATTCTAAATAACTAATATTTTTATCACTTTTGATATATTGAATATCTACTATTTTATCATTATCTTTTTTTATTTCTGTTATTTCATTCAAATCATAATCTATATAGTCTCTAATATTATCTATTTCGAATTTTTCTTTATTATATAGTTCATTTAACTCGTTATTTTCATTTAAATTTATTTTATCAAATTCATCATTAGTAATTATATTAAAACCTAAATTCTCAAATATATTCATTATATATTATAATTAGAAAATAATTTTTTATTTTATCTTAATTAAATCATCTAATAATAATGTTAATGTTTTATATTCCTCATCTTCTTTTTTTCCATCTAATTCTAAATTTAATAACCTTGCTTTCATTATTTTAATAATTTCATCTTTATTTTTATGTAGGTCTTTTAATCTCTCTACATATAAAATTTTAGTTCCCCATACACTTAATGCACTAAAACAACCAGTAAAAATCAATAATGAACTAAAAAATAATATCATTGAACCAATCATTATATAATATAATTAGAAAATAATTATACATTTATAAATTTAAATGTTGTTTAATTAAATTCAATTCATTTTTTAATAAATCAATTTCTTTTTTCATATTTTCATTTTCATTTATTAATCCAATAATACCGCTAAATGACAATTGAAATAATTTATCTTTATTAACTCCCAATTTATCATCTGTATAAGTTCCTACTAAAACTAATTTCACATAGACAGGAGGTTCTTCATTTTTCACAACTGGAGGAGTATGTTTAAATACGTTGTTACTTTCGGGTTCTATATTTTCTAAATAATCGAATTGCTGGACACCTTCTCTAAAAGCATAAAATAGATATTTAATATTTACATCTAAATCATACCCTTCAATTGCGAAAGTATATTGATTATCATCTCCAACTTCATAAGTAAAATTTACAGTTTTCATAATGTTCGGTAAATAACAATTATCACCTGCCGATTTACAAGCAACAGGATAATATTTTAAAACTTCTTGAGCAATGAAACCATACTGGTCTATGTTGTTCTCTCTGTATGTATCTCGATATTTATATTTATACGAACCGACTTTCTTGATGATTTCAAAAGTCTCATTAAATTGCTCTGGTGATTCTATTTTAACGATATCTTTTTTGATTCGCCTATCAGATATGTCAATTCGGTTACGAATATATGTGCTCCTTCCCGAGTTATAGTAATTAAGATATATATCACCTGCTCCAAAGGTTCCGCTAATAGGACTGTCAATATGGAGATTATAACTCACCTCTATAGTAGAATGTCCCGCTAACCTCCCTCCAGCAGACCAACCTCCTATGTAAATACCATACGAAAAACTAGAAGTTGTGGAGGTTTCCAATGCTGTTAAATTGTTAGATGGGTTTCCACATTTGATATCGCCGATGACCTGTAATTTGTAAGTAGGATTAATATTCCCGATTCCAACATTCCCAGATAATGGTTGTAATAATAAATTATAATTTGCCGTATTTCTGTTATTTCCCACCCGATAATCTAAAATACCTGATTGAAGATAAGAATTCCCTGTATTTGTATTGCTACCTGTATATAATCCAAAAGCATACTGATTTGTTGGTAAATCTCCTGTTGTCTGGACTGATATAGCGTTGTCTAGATTTATACCACTACCTCCACTGAAAAATTTATTGACCGAAAGAGTGCTATCTGGTGAATCATTCCCTATACCAATATTTTTGTTTGTATTATCCCAACATATATCACTTGTAGAAGTTGAAAAAACATCATTTGCACCCGGAAGAGACCCACTAGCAAATACAAATCTTTTTGTCCCTGTAAATGTCCCTAAATCCAACCCATCACAATATCCAAAAAAATTAGTTGAAGTTACAGATGTTAAACCTGCGAGTGTAGTGCTAGTTGCTCCTAGGTCTATTGAAGTGCTACCTATAGTGATATTATCGTTAGTTAATTTTGAGTTTGGTATTGTTCCATTAAGATTAGCAATAGTTAGATTTGTTAGAAGACTCCCATCACCTGAAAAATTAGGACAAGTTAATAAATCTGTAGATGGGTTAAATTTGAAACCTGTTCGAGATGCTATAAATTTCGCTGTCCCAATCCCTTCACTACAAGCGATAAGAAAATCAATATTAGGTTGAATGTCCAAAGAAATAAATTCTAAACCCCCTGAATAACCAACAGAAGATATACTAGTCAAACCAGCGAGTGTAGTAGTAGTTGCTCCTAGGTCTATTGAAGTGCTACCGATAGTGATATTATCGTTACTTAATTTTGAGTTAGGTATCGTGCCATTGAGGTTTGCTATGGTGAGATTTGTTATATTAGACCCATCTCCTGAAAAAGAAGTTGCTGTTAATGTTTCAGTAGATGGATTAAATGTAAAAGATGTATCCGCTAATAAAGCATTTAAGGGAGATGGAGAATACGCCATTACAATAGAATAATTATGGTTTGGGGGTGTTCCTGCTCCTATATCGCCTATCTCAACCCTACCTACTAAATCACCGACAAAAGTGGATGCACTCAATCGGTCTAATGCAGGGTTGTAAGTCAATTGAGCGTTCGTGTAAATAGGTATTTGATTACCAGATGAGTTTATAAAAATCATTTGATAATTTACATTATCGTCTTTATCTTCTACTTTAATATTATCTATTGTTGCTGAAAGTGTTCCAGTAATTTCTAAATTTCCTTCCATTTTTGAATTACCAACAACTAAGAATTTGAAACCAGATGTATTTAAATTTGTCCCTACTAATACATTATATATTGCTGATGGTGGAAAAATTTCTAAATTAGACTGCTCCCATTGATTTATTACACCGATAACACTTTGAGGCATTTTTATATTATAATATTAGAAAATAATTATTATTAATCTTCCCAATTATCAACATAATTATTATCTTCTTTTTTGCTTACTAAAAATTCAGTTATTGGATTAAGTAATATTTTTGATGGAATATCGCCAATTAGGTCTCCTATTTGTTCTTTAAATGATTGTTTTTCAATAGGGTCTTCTATGCTTTTAAATGTTCTTATTGTTTCTCCCAATTGTGTAAAAGCATACGGGACTATATCTTTAAAAATTTTTTTTCCTAAATTCCATCCGCTTTTAATTTTACTTCCTATGTTTTTAAAATTTCCAAATAATTTTTTAAACATTATATATATTATTAATGGTTAAAAAAAATAATTTTTTTAAAAATTTATAAATTGTTTTAAAATTCATCATCAATAAAATCTATTACTAATACAAAATCTACTGCTGCACCAGTTATTGTTAATTGGTCGTTATTTTTATTATTACTTAACCAGAAATCAACTGAATTAGGTAAAGAGGAAACATATATTGGAGTAGTAGGGTTATCTAATTTCATATAATCATCTGCCCCATTATGACCATCTAATATAGGTAAATTAAATTGTGCTAATTGTGTCCCAATTGCATTATAATTTTGAGAATAAATTCTATTAGTTTGTAAATTACTATTTAATATGATAAGGTCATCGGTGACATGAATCCCGCCATTTACTTTAATCTGTGCCTGTGCCGTTTCTATCCAAACAAAACATTCTTTATTTGATGGTATCCAGTTAGGGAAATTGATAGTCCATCTGCTGTCATCTCCTGCTTGTCTTACATTATTGTTTAAAAATAATCTATAAAGATTTTTAGATTTACACATTATATATTAATTAAATATATTTTTTTTAGTTATTTTATTGTGATATTTATAAATTTATGAAAAGTTTTTTAATCCAAATTTAATATCCTTTCCTGCTTCAATACCTTTTTTAACATCTCCAACTATGTCTTTAACTGCTGCAAAATCTCCTTCTCTAACCTTTTGAATATTTTTTGCAACTCTTTCACCTGCTTCAACTCCTTCTAATAATTTTTCACCAATTTCCAGTCCTTTTTGTGCTCCTTTAACACCTAATAAAACCCCTCTGCCGACTGGTGTCGCACCTAAAAATGGAGTAGCAATATCAATAACCTTTTTTGATATAGGATTGTTTAATATTTTATTACCTATACCAACCCCAGTTTTTAACAAATCTTTACCCTTTCCTAATGCAATTTTACCTGCTCCTAATACTTTTCGTCCAATATTTTTTACAAAATTAAAAAATCCCATTATTTATTATACTATTTAATTATAAAAAAAATATTATTTTAATAATTTTTTTTAAATATTTTGTATTTCTTCTTTAATATCATTTATATTCTGTTTATGTTTTTCAGTGTGAGATAAAAACTCTTTACTTTTTTTAATAGTTTCATGTATGTCAATTTCTTCATCTAAATCATTTTTTAATTGTTTTAATTTAACATTTTCAATAGTTTCATTATTTAATTGTTCTATATTTGTTATAGGTTCTGTTATTGCTATTGGATTTTTAATAACCTGAATATTTAACAACAATTCAAAATCAATCTTTTTACCTAAATCAATTATATTTCCATTTTGGTCTGTTAATTGTATAGTGATTTCTGTTATTTTGTCTTCTTCAATGAGGTTATAACTCATCCCTTCGTAATATTGATAATTGATTATTTCTAATGGATTCGAAGTTATAGGGATATTTACTAAAATATCTGTATTTGTTAAACTTTCACTATCTAATGTATTATTAGATGATAAATTACTCCTTATAAATAAACTATGAATCCTAATTAAATCTACAAAAGAGTCGGAGATTGTAGATTGTATATTAGTTATAGTTATATCATTATCATTAGTATATCCTATTTGTTTAGCAATGCTTTTTGAAACATTTGCCCCACTATTAAATAAAAAATCAGTGCTTTCTGTGGATAATGATGATATACTAACTTTATTCTCAATTTGGTCGTATGTTAAAGTATAATTTGTGCTGGTAAATGATGTATTGGCGTTTAATTGTGTTTGAATTTCTGTTACTAGTTCTAAAATATTATAATTACCTGATTGAATTTGAATAGGTGTTTTTAATAATCCGTTTTCCTTCCAATCAATAAAATTATTAGTATTATTAGTATTTGAAAATGTATAAGGTATTTGTGCAGATTGTAATATTACTTTAAATAATTCATCTTTCTTTTTTGTTAAAGTTCTTTTAAGGATAATACTAAAATCTGTATGTAAATCATCATTAATAAAATTTCCATCTTTACTTCTAATAAAAATTAAATTATTTTGTAATATTGTATTTGATGAAATATGAAAATCAGTCATTATATATATATATATAATTTTATTTTCTATTATAATTGTATAAAATAATATAATGAGTCAAACTATAATATTAATGGCAGTATTGTCTAATATGATTTTAACGCCAATTATCCAATATGTATTAAGTAGTAGATGCACAGAGATTGAGTGTTGTTGTATGAAATGTAAAAGAGAACCAATTGAAATGAATATAGAAGATGTTAAAGAAATATCAAATAATAATAATAATAATCAAAAATAAATAATTATTTTTTGATATTACTTTTTTTTAAAAAGTAAATTAATTTATTTTTTCAAAATTTTTTTCTAATCTATAATTATAAATGGAAGAGTTAGGAAACCAACAGAAAAACGCTGTAGCTTTACCTGAAAGTGTTAAATATGCACGATTACCAAAAAAAGCAATTGCAGGTCATTCGTCTTTAAGGCGTTATGCATCTTCTAATGGGACTGAATTCACACCAGACAATAATAATATTATTAGAATTCCAATAACTGCAAATGGTGTTAATGCATTTTTAGATGGTGCACATTCATATTTACAATTTAAGGTTAGTGCTGATAATAAAACTACTAATGAAGCACAAAAATTAGATGGTGGTGTATGGTGTGTAATTCAACGATTACGAATTATTTGCCGTAATTCTGGTGCAGTTTTAGAAGATATTAATAACTATAATCTATTACATAATTTATTATTTAAATATCAAACAGACCCTTCAAAATTACCACATCATAATGCAGTATCTGGAACTGCTCCCTCAATGGAAGTAACAGGAACAAATGATGGTGCAACAGATGTTGTAACATGTGATTTTAGTGAATATAAAGCAAGTATGAGCAGGAGTTTTGCAGATAATACTGCTGGTTCTGATATGACTTTATGTATGCCAATTATTAGTGCTTTCCTCTCTAATACAAAAGGTCTTTACATACCAATTGGAGCGTCAGGCGGTGTAGAAATAGAACTGACTATTGCATCTGCTCTTTCGTGTATGGTAGCTGCAAATGATGTAAATTATAAGATAAAATCGGCTCATTTTTATAGTCCCATAATACATATTACGGGTGATGATTTTGACTCATCAATGTCTCAAATGGTCTCTGTTATGGGTGGTTTAAGTTGGACTGGATCAACCTATGAAAATTTTGTCAGCAATATTGACGATGCAGATGGTGAAAAAGTTGTAAATATTCCCGTTCAATGTAGAAGTTTAAGAGCATTAATGAGTGTTTGCCGAACTACTGCTAATGTTGCTGATGCTGATTTTCACGGGTTAAATGTTACCTTACCTAATGCTACTACACAATATAATTATCGTGTTGGTGATATTATGTATCCACCTTCACGAATTGCAACATCAGTTGCTGATTCTGATTCTAATAACACAGCAAATGCTTATCAACAGGCATTACTTGCAACAGGACAACTTAACAGCATTCACGCCCAAACATTAGTTAATAATCATTCGTTTAATACTGATAGTTGGGTATATGCAGTAGATACTGAGGCGTATTTAAATGAAACTGGTAATGTTTCCCACACTGGTTTAGATGTATTAAATGGAAATTTACAGGTGGCATTAGAAGTAAATAATAACCCTGCAGCTGCACAGCGTGTAGATAGTTTCGCATTAAAAGAAGTATTATTTTATATGGATTCTAATGGTTCATTTTCAGTTTCACGATAAACTGCCCCTTTAAGAAAGTTTTTTGATTACACTTTTTTCTAAAAAGTGTTTTTTGATTACACTTTTTTCTAAAAAGTGTTTTTTTATAATTAAATAATTAAATAATTAAATAAAAAGTATTTAAAGAAAATTTTCTATTATATATATATAGAAGAAAATTATGAATTCACAAAAATTTTTAAAAAAAAAATCTAATCAATATAATAAGATGACCTCAATTATAAATCCCATTACAAATCGTAGTATTACTTTAAAAACACTTGCTAAAAGATTAAGAGAGGGTTTTTATAATAAAAATGAAATTAAAATGATTCAGGAGAGGTTAAAAACTAATAATTTAGGGTTCAACTCGAAAACAGGCAGAATTACAAAAATCACTAATAGAGAATTACAAAAACAATTAAAAAAAGAGAAAAAAGAGGACCCTATTTATGTAGTTAATAAAGATGGAGATATAGCAAGATTAAATAAAGAAAATAAACCCCTCATTTATCAGGAGTTTGGAATACCTAAAAATATTTCACCTTTATCATCAAAAAAAAAATTAAAAGATATTGATGTTAAATTTGTTTCAGTTTTAGACAATTCTCAAAAATACAATTTAAAAATTTCTTATAATGTTGAAATAAACTGGTCAGGTGATGAATATCTCTACCGAATAGGGTCAGTAGAAAAAAAATTAAAACCTAATGAGATAGAAGATGAGATTATATCTCATATCAACGAAAAATATCAGGGTCTTAATGACATAAAAAACTTAAATATTTCTGTTAGTAGTCCTAAATTAGAGCAACAATTTGAGTTAATAGATATGGAGTTACGAGATGAAAACCCGATTAATCTATGTAATATTTATAATGAAGTAATTTTAAATAAAAATGGTAATTGTATCTCTAATTATTTAAATAAAATTTATAAAAAATTTTCTAAAAAAGAGATTAGTAAATTAAAAAATACTCGTGACATCTTAGACTATTGTATTACTCATAATATTAAAATGATTTGTTATGATATCGAAGGTAATATTATCGCAAGTAATTACCCAAAAAAATGTAATAAATCCAGAAAATCATTAATTTATATTGCTCATAATAATCATTTATACCCTTTAAAAAATGAAACCTTAAAAAAAGTAAATAAATATAAAGAGGGAATACCTCAATTTTGTAAAGATTTAGATACAGAATTTAATAATATTATTGAAAAAGGTTATATGCCTTCTAATTTAAGTTTAGATTATGAAGATAAAATATCTTCTTTTTATCACGATTCAATTATTTATCATAAAAACGAAGAATATGAAATTTGTAAAGACATCTTAACAAAATTCGGGTTATTAGACCATCTCACCATCTTCACAACATTAAAGACTATTGGTGATATCATAAGTAAATTATATATTAAAAAAAATATAAATTCTTTTATCCCTAATAATGATGAATTTATAAAAGGCGGGTTTTATTATAATAACGATTCTCTATTAGATTCATCAAAAGACCATAATGATTTAATAACAATTGATAAAAATAAATGTTATTCTTATATCTTAAAAAATTTAGATTATCTTATTAATTGTGATGTTAAAACACATAGGACGAAAATATTTAATAAAACGAAAATATTTAATAAAAATAATCAACCTAAAATAAATGAATTAATAGACCATTATTTATATATTGTTCAACCTAAATATAGTAGTATATTATTACCTCAACAAAATATTTATACGGGAAAACATTTAAAATTTTGTTTGAATGAAAAAATAGAATTTGACATTTTAGAAATGTTAGAAACAAATAAAACTGAAAATTATTATTCTCAAATGGTGAAAGACCTATATGATAAATGTGATAAAAAAACTTTTAAAAATATTATTAATGTAATGATTGGTAAGTTTGAACAATATTCAAATATAAAAAAAGTAAATTATGTTTCTAAAATTGTTAATGAAGATGAAAGATTAACCTGTGAAGGTTTTTCAGTTAAATTACCAAATGATTTATATGCTATTTTACAAGAGAGTAATAAATTTCAAATATTTAATAAAAAACCTATTTCTATACAGATAAAAGATGACAGTAGAGTTTTATTATACAATAAAATGAAAGAGTTACATTTAACTTATGATAATATTATCCAAATTAAAACTGATAGTATTACTTTTATAAAACAAGATGTAACACCTGTTAATATCAATACTGATTTAGATGGTTGGGAATATGAAGAATATAAACCAATTTCATCTTCTACTTTTAATCATACCGGTATCACATTTCAATATTTACCCGAAGAAAATAATAAAAATATTTTAGGTGATTGCTATGCTGGTTGTGGTAAGACATATAAGATAATAAATAATTATCTTAAAAATATAACTGATTACATTATTTTAACACCTTCACACGCCACTTTAAAATATTATAGAAAAGAAAAATATAATTGCGATGTTATTCAAAAATATACATTAAATAATAAAATACCTGAAGAAAAAATTATCATCGTTGATGAAATAGGAATGATAGACTCTTCGGCGTGGAATATGCTATATAAATGTAAATTATTAGAGAAACAAATTATAGGTTATGGAGATAGAAATCAATTATTACCAGTAGGATGTGAGAATGATTTATTTAGTAAAAATTTTTTAACTCTTATGTTTAAAGAAAAAGATAAAATGATAACTAATTACAGAAATAATTTCACAAAAGAATATTACGACTCACTTATCAAATCTAATGATAAAAAATATTTAATTAATGAATCTCTTAAATATAATACTGATTATAAAAAATCACAAGTAATCATAGCATATAGAAATACAACAAGAGAAAAATATAATAAATTAATGTGTGATTATAAGGGTATTAATAATAAAACAGATAAAGGAGCATCTTTAATATGTATAACTAACGATTTAAGAAAAAAAGATATATATAATAAATTTACGATGAAAGTAACTGAAAAAAAAGATGAAATGTATATTTTAAATGATGGTGATAGAGAATATACATTAACAGCAGAAGAAATTAATAAAAATTTTGATTTTGCCTATTGTAGGACACTGTACTCTTTACAAGGTGAATCATTAGAGAGTTACTATTATTGTGAAGAAGATACCTATTTTCTAAATAATAGGTCTGCTTATACATTAATTTCTAGATTAAAAAAGGGGGTGTAAAAAAATCTATTTTTTTTTTCTTTTATTATAATATAAATGAATTATTTAAAGGGATTAGAAAATGAAAAATTAGTAAAACCAATTTTAGAAAAGTATTTTAAATTAGATTTAATACATACTGACAGATATGCATTATTTGATTTTTGTGATAATGATGAAAAAAATTATATAGAATTAAAGTGCAGGAATTGTTATAGTTATACTTATAAAGATTTAATGATGAATTTAAATAAATGGAATGAAGGATATAAATATATGAATTTTGATAAAGATGTATATTATGTATTTAAATTTAAAGATGGTCTATATTATTACCAGCAAAATTTTACCGATAATTTTGAAATACGAGAACAACATGAAAAAAAATATATCTATATTCCAATAAATAAATTAACGAAAATTAACAATAATTAATTATTTATTTTATCGGTATTTCGTTATTTTTTATATATATATATAATATATAATGGAAGAAATACAATCAATAGATAATATAAAAGAAAAATTTTTAGAACCGGAGGCTAGTTTAGACAAAAAGGAAGAACCACCTGTAGTTGAAAAGGAATTAGAAATACAACCAGAACCTCAACCAGAGGTGGAGAATATACAAAAAACTAAAACTGATAAACGAACAAAAGGAAATTATAAGATGACACCAGCAAGACAAAAGGCAATTAACAATATGTTAGAAGCAAGACAGAAAAAAATAGCAGAAAAAAGAGCAGAAAAAGAAGAAAAGGAAGTTGAAAAATTACAGAAGAAAAAAAATAAAATTGTTAAAAAAACTATTAAGGAAGCTAAACCTAAAAAACAAAAAATAGTATATGAAGAAGAAGATAGTAGCAGTAGCGAGGAAGAAGTTGTTGTAGTAAGAAGAAGAAAAAAACCAACTAAAAAAAAAATTGTTTATGAAGAGGAAGATGAAAAAGAAGATATTAATGATAGATTAAATAGATTAAATGAAAAATTATCTAAAATATCTAAACCTAAACCTAAACCAGAACCAGAACCAGTTAAAGAACAACCCAAACCAAAAAAGATAAGTAAAATGGAATACCTACAAAATTTAGGATTTTACTAATAATAAAATGTTTAATCATGTTATATATATATATATGTCTTAAAAAAAAAAAATAGTATAATAATATAGAATGAATTTTAATATTAGAAAAAATAAGGATAATGTTGATATTGAACCTATAAAGTATAACGGAGATAGAATAAATGACGAAATGAGGACTATCCCAGAATTTTTACCAAAAATTAATTTCAGTTTTTATATTGTAGGCAGACCTCGTAGTGGTAAATCTACTTTATTAAATAGTTTATTATGTAGTGATGGAAGAAAGATTAGAAATCAAAATAAAAATAAATCTAAATTTTATTATAAGCAATTTGAAAGAGTTTATATTTTTAATCCATCAATTAAAACCAGTTCAAAACCATTTCCTTTACCACCTGAAAATATATTTGATGATTATGACCCAGAAATATTAAATTGTTTAATTGAAAATATCGCAAAAGATGAAAATCTTAATTGTGCTTTTATATTTGATGATGTAATAAAGACGCTAAATAAAAATGGTGGTGAGAATGCGAAAAATTTGCATCGTATGTTGTTAAATAGACGACATATTTTATATAACCCTAATGATTTAGATGATGAGCATATATCAGGTTGTAGCAGTTTTATAACTTCGCAGAGGTATAATTTATTACCATTGACGATTAGAACATCTGGTATAAGTCATTTAATACTATTTAAAATTACTAATCAAAAAGACCTAAATGATGTATGGGTTGAATGTGCTAATGAAATGGATTTTAAGCAATTTAAAAAGATTTGTGATTTTGTATGGAAAGAAAATCATTCATTTCTTTACATTATTTTAGATGAAGATATATCTAGAAAGTATCACCGCAATTTTGATTTAATAGAGTTAGATGAAACATATTTAAATAGTTAATATATAATAAAGCATTTAAAGATTTATTTATAATTATATATAACAATGACCTCAAAAGGACATATATATATGATTTGGACACCTTTAGACAATTCATTTTGTTATATTGGAAGCACATTTAACAGATTACATAAAAGATTTGAAGGACATAAAAACGATTATAAACATAATAAAGGATGTATAACAATTCATAAATATTATGATAAATACGGAATTGAAAATTTTAAAATAGATTTAATTAAATCATATAATGTAGTTAGAACACATCAAAAAGATTTTAAACATTTATGTGCTTATGAAACATTATGGATTAATAAAACTAAAAATTGTGTAAATAAACAAATACCATTTAACCCATTAAGAAAAGAACAACGAAAACAATATTATTTAGATAATAAAGAAACAAAAAAACAATATAAAAAACAATATAGAAAAAATAATAAAGATAAAATTAAAGAAAAAGAAAAACAATATTATTTAGATAATAAAGAAAAATTATTAGAAAAACAAAAACAATATAATATAAATAATAATGAAAAACTTAAACAAAAATTTAATTGTGAATGTGGTGGTAAATATAGATTTTCTGATAAAGCAAAACATTTTAAATCAAAAAAGCATCAAAAATATTTAGAAAATTTAAATAGTCAATAAAATAATACCTGAAAAAAATATAATATATAATTATAATAAAGTATGAAACCATCAGGAAAACATAAACACGATAAACAAAATGAATTAGGAGAACATACACACGATTACGAAGAATTAGATGATGAAGGATTAAAATTAATAGTAAAAGGTAAATTAAAAGATATTCCTGAAATCAATTTTAAAAAACCTAAAACAAAGAAACAGAAGAAAGAAGCAAAAGAAGCAAAAGAAACAAGGAAAGAAGAAAAGAAAGAAAAATTAAATAATTTAGTTAATCAAATTGAGAAAAATGTATCATCTTTTCAAGGTAAAAAACAAATTGCTCAACAATCATCAGGTCAAAATATTCCAATTTACATACCACAATATACACCTCCAACAGGTAAAAATTTAAATGTCGAGAATTTAACAGAAATTAATAATATGATATTAAAAAAAGAAAATGAATTAAAAGAATATTATGAAAAAGAATTTAAAAAAAAATGGAGTGAAGTAGAAGAAAATTATATTGAATTAGAAAATAGAGCATTAGAAGAAGATAAAGAAATAGCATTTAGAGAACCAATATTACCACAACCAGAAGAATTACAACCAGAAGAATTACAACCAGAAGAAGAACCAATATTACCTGAAATTAAACCAGAACCATCACCACTACAACTGCAAATTAAACCAATAGAAGAATTTGAAAAAGAATTTGAATTTATACAACCAGAATTAATACCAACAAGACAATTTGAATATATGCCAGAAGAAGAAAGTTTAGAAGATAAAGTAATGGGTTTATTAGATATTTTTGATGATGAAGTATTAAGAAAATTTCAAAAAGCAGACCCTAAAATTGAAACATTAGAAAAATTAAATGAAGAACAACAGCAAATTATAGACTCTAAAGAAAATCAATTAAATCAATTAGTAGAGATGGAAAGTAATTTAAGAGAAGCGTTAAACTTAGATAGACAATCAATAGAAAAAATAGAAAAAGAATTAATGGAAAAAATTGAAGAAGCAAATTTATTAAGTGATGAAAATGAAAGACTACAAAAAATTAAAGAGGCAGAAATATTAAGTATTCAATTAGACGGAGCAAATAACATAGCACAATTAACAGAAGAATTAGGAAAAGTTGCAGATGAAAGAGATAAAATTAAAGAAGAATTAGATGCATTAAAATTTATGAATTCATTTAAACGAGAACAAGCAACAGACGCACAAGAGCAATTAATAGAAATGAATATATCACCAGCAGAACAACAATTATTAAGACAGGAAACAAAAGAGGATTATAGAGCAATATTTTTAAGAGAAATATTACCAGAAAATTTAATACCTAAACAAACTAACAGATTAGGTAGTTTATATGAAACAATAAGAGCAATAGAAACAGAAATTGGAGAAAATGAATTAAATAAAAGAATTAGTATGATTTTAGGAGAAAGACCAAATATAAGACAACGTGAATTTATGATTGAAATAAATAAAGAAAAAAAATCAATTATTGATATGTTTAGAAAAGAAGAAGAATTACAATTCCAGCAAATACAGGAAAGAGTTGCAGAAATGGAAAATGAAGAAAAAATGGCATTACTTGCAAAAACCGAGGAAAAAAGAGAAGATATTTTACAATCAATAGAAACGATTAAAAAAAAAGAAAGCGAAATAGAAGACGAAATAAATGCAAAAGAAAAAGAATTAAAAGAATTTATAAACGAATACGAAAGTTTAGTATTAACTATTGAAACAGAGTTAAAAAATAAAGAGGTTAAAGAAATAGATGATATAAATGTTGATGACAGAGAAAGAGAAAATTTACTAGTATTTGTTGATTATATTAATAAAAATAAAAATCAAATAAAAGAAAGTATTGATGGAATTAAAGAAAAATTAGTAAATGCAAAACAATTATTGGAAAAAAGAGGTATAGAACTCGCAGAAAAAGAAGAAGATTTAAAGTATATTAATAAAGAAATAGAATCACTACAAAAAGAACTTTTATAAAAAAAAAATATTTTATAATAATATATGTATAATTTTTTTTTTACTGATGAAATATATAATGTAGATAAAGAAAGAGCAATTAGAATTATTAATAGAATTAATAATAAAATTGATGCGTTAAATGAAAATAAAAAATTACATGAGAACGAAAAAGAAGAGTTATTAGAATGTAGAAAACTAATAATTAAAATATTATCGTGGCAATTTAATTTATAATTAAAAAGTATTTAAAGATATTTTTTCTATTATATATATATAGTATATAATGCCTTCAAATAGTAAAGAATACGCAAAGAAATATTATGAAAAAAATAAAGAAAAATTAAAAAAATATTATGAAGAGAATAAAGAGCAATTTAAAAAAAATTATGAAAACTCTAGAGATAAATTAATTGATACTAATACTGAGCATTATAAAATATTTATTGAATATCTTAATTTAATTTGTGATAATATTGAAGACAATAATTATTTAATTGATAGCAATATTTATACAAATAATATAATTAAAAAATATATTGATGATAATATCATAACTTTTAAAGAACATTTTTATTTTAATAATTGGTCTAATATGATGAAATCTAAAAAACTTGCTAATCAAATTTTAAAGAGAATGTGTAAGACTTTAAATATAGAAACAAAAAATATTATAAAATCTTGTGTAAATGGTAATGATAAACCTTCTTCTCATTGTTATATATTACTATCTCTTTAACCCCCCTTCTGAAACATACTTTAATTTTTATTAATTATTAATTAAAATTAAAGTATTTTTATTA